AAGTCGATTGTTAGTTGAGGTTACCCAGGAGCAAAACTCATCCCAGGTAGACCTCTGTTGTTGTTGAAGTACAGCGGTCATTAAAAGTGCGGAGTTGTTGTTTACAAGGGTATGTATTTGAGCACTTTAATAAAGCCCGCCCAAGGCTCACGTCCAGTGGCGGGCTGTATAGATCAGAAGCTATACTTTAGACCAGCCTTGGTGCCGTAAGTGTTGGTGTCATCAAACGCAGCCGACAGCTCACCATAGACGGAAAGCTTTTCGGAAGCAGCGACGGAGCCAAAGATCTTACCAGACAACACGGTGTCCTGCTCGCCACCATCAGGGACGACAACAGAAGGACCGCCTTGGATGCCCCAAGAACCGAAAGGACCTTCAGACTCATAACCGACATGGAAGTCGGTAGTCTGGGAGGTGAAGTCGGAGCCGGTGAATCCAGCGTTGTTCTCAACGTTCACGTAGGGACCGGCAATAGCGGCACCATGTGCCATGCCGAGGAGGAGACCGGAAGCGATAATAGATTTCATGTGTGTGTGTGTTACTTTTTCTTAGCAGTTTTAGCGGAGCGTCGGAAGTTAGCAGCCGTGGGTGCTCCTTTAGACCCAGGCTTTCTCATTTTTTCACCAGACCCAGCAGCGATACGCTTGCGTTTGGCATGGATGTTTGCATATAGTCCAGGTTTTTGTTTAGCCATTTAGCATTTCCATTTGCGTAATGCCAGCGCCTTGCGGGTTGGCTTTCCATTCTTTCGCATCGGTCCTTTAACACCTTTCATTCTAGCGCAGAAGGACCGCTTGCGTGGACCACCACCAGGCTGAGGAGCCTTGAGGTTAGACCCAGTTGCACGGTTGTATTTACGACGACCGGCAGCAGTCAAGCCACCAGTCCTCGATTTGTGTTTGCCAATCCTGAGACTGACATTCTTGCGTTTACTTTTTTTTGCCACCTTTCTTGGTACCTTTTTTAACGGGCTTGCCGTAGGTACCGGGACCGTAAGGCATTACCAGACTCCGGGAATAATTTGACCAGTGATTGCATACGCACCGAGCGCAGCCATGACGCCCAGCATAGCCAGGCGACCGTTCAGCTTTTCAGCCTTTTCGTTGTGGGTTTCAGTTACGTCCATAATCGTCATAGGTGGTTCTTTTGCGTAGAGGTTCAGACGACCTCGGTCTTCAACAACAGCGGACATCAGAAATCAAGATTAGAGTTGGCAAGTTTGTTCATGACCTCTTGCCGGTATGCAGGGTCACGGTCATAACGTGGATCATTCATAGCACGGACAACCTCAGCTTGACTGCGGAAACCGTTACCAGCTTGAGCTGGCTTGCCTTGGATCATGTTGTTCTCGTAGCCCACGTTGTCGTTGTATTGTGATTGGAGACCTCGCAGTGCAAGGTTGATAGCGGCAACATTACCTGATTCAATAACGTTGTCGAAAGCTTGTACTGTGTCAGCGTCAAGATTCTCTGCAGCCCAGGCAGTCATCTGCTGGTACTGTTGTTCACCACCCACACTGTTGTAGATGGAGGACACCTCTTGATCATTCAGCTCCCGACCTTCCTGAACAGGTGCATTTTCTAGGGTGTTTTGATACCTAAGATACGCATCGACCAGATCTTTACTATCCATGGCAGAAAGTTTTGCCATCGACTCTTCACTGATCTCACCGCCTTGTGCAAGTTCATCATCGATACTGTCAAAGGTAGAGAAGATTTCTTCAGCTGGTTCATCAGCCTCAGCCTCTTGCTCAGGTTCTGATTGCTGTTGCTGCTCACCGGATCCAAGTTTTTGTTGAAGCTCAATGTAAGCTTTCTCTAGATCCTGAGCAGACTTGTATTTACCAGCAAGCAGTTGGTTTTGCTGGTCTTCCATAGCTTGACCAACAGCAAGAGTTTCCTTGTCTCGTTCTTCAGCAATTTGAATTGCTTGTGGGTCGTTGCTTGGATCGTAGGTAAGAAGTTCTGCCATGTGTTACTCGGGTGAAATAGCCTCAGCCAGCATAGCTTCAGCGTTAGGGTTCTTAGAAGGATCCATCATAGGTGCCTTCAATAGTTGTGGTGCTTGCTGCAGTGCAGCCATCTCTTGCTCTTGCTGTGCAGCTGCATCAGTTTCAGCTTGACGGTCGTCAACACTCTTAACAAGGTTGAGAACATCGATGCCTTGTGCGGCTGCCAGTCGCTTGATCGCTTCGTCGGCGTTGATAAACGTCATTAAAGCATCAGGACCAAGAGTCTGAGCAATCGTTTGGATGAACGCAGTCAAGGACTCACGGTCTTGACCACGACCCAGTGCGTTGATACCAGCGATGATAGTTGGTGCAACCAGATCTTTAGGATACTTGGGTAGCTGACCGCTTCGGGACAGCACCAGTAGTTTCCTGTTTAAGTAAGGGACCAGGAACTCCACGGTCAGCAGAGAGAAGAGACCGCCAAGCTGTTGCTCCAGTTCGAGCTGAGTGAGGCGGACCTCTTCAGCAGTGGTGCGCTCAGACTGACGCACAGTCAAGACAAGGAACGCTTCAAGGATCCGACGCTCAAGGGTCTGCATCATCTGCAGAGCCGTAGAGAAGTCAGCAGTCTTACCGACTTGGATGACACCGATGTCCTCGGGTCGCCCTTGTACGATAGCTCCGTTACCTGCCTGGGCGATGGTCTGTGGTTTGGTGGTAGAGGACGGGCTAACCACAAAGACCACCTTAGCGGCGCTTGCAGAGCCTTCTACCATAGCTTGTGACAGAGCGTTGAGTGACTTGAGGTCACCCAGGAATTCTTCAACACGGCCGCGACCATAGTTCTCACCATCAACAGAGTTGAACCGGAGTACCAACCAAGGGTTAGCATCCTTTGGTGACTTGCCGTCAGTGTTTGGAATGACTTTGTCGAAAGCCTCTTGGTGCCAGATCCAACGATTGTTGTCTAGCTTGACGTGTGTGTAGATCTCCACGTCATCAGCGTTGGAACCATAACGGCTACCAACACTTTGTTGTTGCTTAAGTTCTTGGAACTCCTTTGGCAGGAGTTGTTTGTTGATAAGTTCTTTGGTGACGATCTCAATTACGTTACCGTTGCCATCACGTTCTACGACGTAGCGGTTGAGCGGATAGTGTTTGATCCCCTCCTTACCCATAAACATCAATGCGTTACCACCAACCACCAGGTGCTTGATAGCTTGGTGAACAGCGACACGATCACTAGAAGAAGCGATCGAGTCCATCACCATACGTTCCATCTTAGCAAAGCTTAGGTCAAGTTCAGACCGGATCTCAGCAGGCAGTTCAGTGCCGAGCTTGTCGTCACGAATCTGCAGCTTAAAGAAAGAAGTCTGAGGCGGCAGCAGTGCCAGCATCAGTTTAGATGCCAAGGTTACTACTGCTTTACTGCCTACACTTTGCCAAGGTTGACGTAGATTTTTATGAGAAGGACGCAGCTCATCACGTTGGATGAGATACGGAAGGGTCAGTTCAGAACACTCAACTGCAATGTCAAGAAATTGATTCCGGTGACTGCTTAGATGATCGTACCTGCTACGTGCGTTCATTAGCCTAAGTTAGTTCCTGTTCCTTGGATTTTTAAATTGGTTCCAGCTGAACCAGAAGGTCTACGAGTCGGGGCTGTGTTAACAGCTTTAGTAACTCGGTTGCCGAATTTGTCTATGTACCCACCCGCAGCATTGCTTGCACCACGTGTGATAAACAATTTGTTATATTTAGAGGTAGTATCCTTAAGCTGTGATTCGAGAGTTGCAATACGTTCCTCTCGTGCTTTTGCTTCTTGCGCTCGTTGCGCTTGAATGTCAGGACGCATACCTTCGACCATGGTCAAAAAATTACCGTCAGCACCCATTAGCCTAGATTGATAGATGAACCTTTTTGATCCATAGCAATACGCAGACGGTCACGTCCAAGGCCACCAGCTCCACGCTTCTTACGTTTCTTGCGTCTGATAGTCGTAGGTGCTCGTGACAGTTCAGCCACGTTAGCCTGCATGGTCTGCTCTAGCGCAGCCTGTTGCTGAGCATTTTGTGCTTGAATCTCAGCAAGACGTTGCTTGTTACTCTCTTCAGTTTTTTTCATCTGTTCTTCAAACCGACGTGCATCTTCTTGTGCACGACGTTCAGCATCGCGTCGAGCTGCTCGCTCACGCCTCGCTGCTCCACCATCACCCATTGTTAAAGTTCCTCGTTTTGAATACGTGAGTTAATCCAGTCCACAACACTACGCTGACCGGCTTGATACATGATCGAGTTGATCTGATCAGCGGGACCAGGATTGGTCAGCGGGAATCTGTCCTCCAGTTCACTGACCAGAGCATCCACAGTCAAGCCGATGTTAAGCGTACTGTGGGAGGTTTGTATTTGCATGTTCAAAGAAAGCAGGCATACGCGCTGCACGGGTGGCGGCAAGTTCTGGTGCCTTGCCTTCATACATCAGGCGGTCACTAGAATCGAGCCAAAATTTTTTGTCCAGATATTTATCGGCATGGCTACCGAGGGGCTGCATGACCCAGTTGATCGTAGCTTTACGGAGCTTGTCCAGGGACGGGCTGATGTTGTAGCCCAGCTCGGTGTGTACCAGTGAGTTCACCGCCACATGGACCTGTTCGTCCCGTGAGATGTCCGCTGAAATGGTCCTCATGCCAGCGTCACCATTAAAGCGGAAGAATGGTAGAAGAACGAAGAAGATCGCACGCTCGGCAACAAGTGCTTTGGTGATCGTGTGATCTGGATGTGCTTCCCAAGCGGCTTTAAGCCTAAGGGCTTCCGCCTCAGCTTTCTCATCAACGCCGTAAGCAGAGGCGACGTAACCAAGAGCGACGTCGTGGTTCTCTTCGTCTTGAACGTTAGAGTGGAGTATTTCCCGCGCAAGATCTGGAACTTCAGTGGAGAGAGCATCAGTAATAAAATCTCCCACAGGCAGTTCCATGTGTCGCAATGCAAGTGCACGGTAGATCGTAGCTTCCGCACCTTCTTTGCAGATACCGGCAGTCATCTGCACCGGTGTCCATTTTCTTTTTCGATTGAGTAGTTTTTGATAAGGGTTCATTCTTGACAGTCACAAGTGAGTTCTTCATTTAGAATGTCTGCAAGATACTCATCGACGTCTTCCTTGATAGCTGCATAAACATCAGACTTATCTTGTGTATCGCCCATGACTTGCAGACTATAATAGAGGGAGGTTTGCGGAGATTCCAACCACTCTTCGATAAAGGCGTTGTCGTATGTGACAACATCACTCCAACTGTTGAAGCTATACCCGTGAAGAAGTCCCGTGTTGTTGAGCAACGTCATGATGCCATCGGCAACACGCTTGTAGTTGTCCCAGCCAACTTCTGCGGCGATCTCTACGTCGCCATATTCATATGTTTGTACCCCGAACGTACCGCTGTCGCGGTCTACCGTCCGGCTGATGGGTGGTGCGATCTCTGGTGCTTGAGTATAGCCATCCAGATCTCGGCTTCGATAACTGCAGGAGGCAGTGGGCGCGATAGCAAAGGCTCGAACCATACCAGCAGAGCGAGCAATCTCGGCTGCAGCTTTAACACCAGAGTCAAACTGGGAGACCAGTTCATAGGCTGGTGTACGTACCACTTCTCCTGCATTGTACTGGTCCAGAGCAAGCCCGAACTGCTCATAGGTTACTCCGTACCGCCGTAGTAGGTTAGCAAGTCCGAGTAGTCCCAGCCCAACTTGTCGGTCGGTTTCTGAAGGGAGGTACTCACCGCTTTCTCCAACACCTGTTTTGCCATGGAGGCTGCACAGCTCGGACATACCTTCAGCAAAAGCTCGCGGGATGTCGTCGAATTCACATGCACCAAGAGCGACATGCTGTAGCAGGCACGTTCCACGTGAGGGCAGGTACACTTCAAGGCAGACGTTTCCGCGGATTCGGTTTCCTTCATTGTCATACTTTACTTTGTTGAGCCAGATGTCACCTGATTTGATGCCATAAAGGAGTTCTTCTTTAAACGTGCAAGCCTCCCACCACTCCGGCTTGATGTTGATGCATCGTTTGATCCAAGGTAGCTCATGGCGAGGAGTTTGTATAAATTCAAGTGCATCAGGATGGCTAAGATCCAGGTGAGCCACCACAGCACCGTTCTTGTACACACCGCCGCGACGAAGAATCTCATTTAGCGTTGAGTAGATTTTTGCAAAGGAGACTGGTCCAGATGCAACCAACCCTTTGTCATTTTCTGTTCCTTTGGGTCGCAGTTTCGACAAGTGGACCGCGCAACCTGCTCCGAAACGTAGAGCATGTGATACAAATTTCCAGGATGCTTCAATGCCATTTTCTCCCTCGATAGAATCTTCTACGGTAAAAACAGTGCAGCTGACAGGCAACCGGGAGGTAGGGTCGTCGATCCAAGACTGGACTCGACCGGTGCGTGCGATGTATGAGGTGGTCATTCGATAATAAGGTCTTTCAAATTTGGTGGCTGATAGTTAGGTCCTTTCATGACCTTACCATCTACTCGGTAGATAGGTTTTCCGTCCTCTCCGAGCTTGGACATGTTTGATTTGTGGACACGATGCATTGCTTCATCGAGATCCCATTCTTGAGAGGCAGCAAACTGGTAGCAAACATACACCAGGTCAGCCAGCTCCTTCAGTTGTTCACACTCATCCTTCATATGGTAGGCTTCGTGGAACTCTGACCATTCTTCATCGATCAAAGCTTTCTGACCACTCCGTCGGTCCTTCCCAGTCGTCAGTGAGTACGCGGAGCGGAACTGTTCCGCCTGATCCATCAGGCTCGTGTGTATGTAGGAGTTCATTCTCAAGATAGTGGATAGCTTTTTTAAGGTCTTTAACCTTTGTGTTATCACCCTTGAAACCGGCTCTGCAAATATATTTAATAGCATTACCAAGGTGATAGTTGAGTTCTTGATCCCGTATGAAGTCCCAGACTTCTATGGATCCTCGGGTGTAATGGGCGGGTGACTTGTGATCCATTCCTTAACTAGGTTGGAAACTGTATTGGCAAGGCAGAAGTTCTGCCGTTGTAGTGCGATGAACAACGTGATGATGTCATCCTTGTCAGCCTCAGGTAGTAGGTCCTTGAGGCGTCTGATCTTGAGGTCCTGCTCCATCGTCAGCTCTGTCACTGGCGGTGGCGGGAGTCCATCGTATGACCTGTTGTTTGCGTTGGTCAAAATCTTCGTGTGTGAGAATTCGTGCGAGTCTGGCATTTGTCAAAGCAACTTCTTCGTCTAGACCTTTGTCTGCGAACGCCTTGACAACAGTCTCCCACGTGTACCCGTTCTCTTCAAACAGAGCTACAGCACGTTTGATACCAATGCCAGGGACGCCACTGTAACCATCAGTCTGATCACCAGCAAGCGTCTGGATCAGGTGCCACTTCATACCCTCTTCCGGCGTGATGTCTATCACTTCGTCAAGATTGTACAAGCGTCCAGGGATCTGTCGCATGTCCTTGTCCGGAGACACGATGATGTTACCTGGGTTAGCTGTAGCGTAGATACCCATGGCATCATCAGCTTCAAGCTCAGGCATCCTGATAACTTCGTACTGCTTACTCAGTTCTGTGATTACGCGGCGATAACCGCAGGGCTTCTTTCTATTTCGATGACCCTTGTAATCTGGGTAAATTTTTTTCCTAAAATTTTTAGAGTCACTGAAGAACAGTACCATTTCCGGTACGTCCCACATGAAGTTTGTCTTGATCTTGCTCAGCTCACGCTGTACATTAGATAATGCCTCTGAAAACTTACTAACAACCAAGATGACATCATCTCCGAAGTCAATCTCGTCTTCAGCTCCGGCGCAAGACTTGTAAACGATATAATCGGCGTCAATGAGTAGTTTCATCAGTGGACCTCCGACCAGTCCCTCCCCTGCTTAGCTTCTGCTGCGATTGGGAGGCGTAGTGAATAGTACTCTCCAGCCGCTTGAGCGCTTTGTACCAGGGATGCTGATACCGCGTCTGCGTCCACTGGGTCGCACTCGAATTGTAATTCGTCATGTATAAAAGCGAGCTGTGAACAACACAACTCTTTGGTGTTTTCGTGGTTGATTGCCATCCAACGCTTTGCGATCACACCAGCTCCTGACTGGAGCAGGTAGTTCAAAGCTTTGTGAGGGCTGTCAACGGCAATCTTTCGTTTGTCTATTGATCGAACAAAGCCCTTCTCAGACGCCGTTTTGATTGCCGCAAGAAGTTCCGCAAGTCCATCAATAGCAGAAACAAACGCCTGCCTGATCTCCTTGCCGTGTAGTTTCGCATTGCGATCATTTAAGGAAGAGT